TAGTCCAACCTATTGTGTTTAATACATCTTCTATTATGCCAGTTTTTGCATTAGGAGATGTATTTAATGGTGATACTGACGAGTAGCCAAACTCCCTAATAGGCACTGGTTGACCATCTACATAGTACCCATAAGACTGGTAGACCCGAATGTTCATGCGGACAATACGCTTGATACGCATCTGGTTTTCGCCACTGCCTATATTCGTATTCAGAGGCATACCAGTGACTTCTACAGGGAAGTTTAGGCCGATTTCTACGTTGGTATAGCCTACTTCTTCAGACGTAAGTGTAATTGCGCTGCCAACCACAGTCCTTTCTGGCAACACGATTCCATCTGCAACAATTTGAACTGTCTCGCCTTGTAGATGACCTAGCCCTGTAATAAGTGTATCTGTAGGGCCAGGATTTTTGATTAATGAATCGTCCATCAAATAATCGAATGACCATCGTTCTATGTGGTACTCAATATTTCCGTTAATCGTGCGTTTATCAATCATGTATAACTGGTCATCTACTACGGTAGCATTAGTAATAAACCCAGAATTAGCCGACTCCCATTGCGTAAACCCGTTGATATCTTGGTCTCGCAGGGTATTTAGTATCGTAACCGTACCATCGGAATTGGTTATGAACAGCCAGTTAGCATCCTCGCTAGCTGTACCGGACAACATAGCCATGTCAGTAGGCTGTTTGATTAGGTGTGACGAAAGTACCGACCTGTCATGCGTAACATAGGCATCTTCGTTGAACGAATAGACAAAATCATAAATAGTTTTGCCGTTTCTATCTACGAATATGGTAGATCCATCTACATCTACTACCTCAATATACGATGCGCCATGGTTAGTTTGTGGTGTAATCCCCACAGACGTAGGTGTAACAGGCTTGCTGGTAACAGAAAACTCTGCCCCAGACGTAAATACCTGTAAGTTTCGACCTGGATAAACGTCGATAATTTCATTCAGCTTGCGTGAGGATATGGTGGCAAATATGCCTTCATCGTCATCCCCATCGTCAATATCGAAGTCAAAAAACGATCCTGATTTAGAGAAAAAGATAGATGCAGTTTTAGATTTCGTACCACCTAGAACTAATCGGCCTTCAAAAAAACATGCAGTCTTAGGATAACCGCGAGTAGCAGACCAGACAGGTTCCTTTCTAGGAGATCCAGTAGCAACCTTGGTGAATGTTAATAGGTTTGTGGCATTGCCTTTGGTAAAAAACCCAGAAAACAACTCAAAGTCTTTAGTCGATTCACCGCTAATTGTTATCTGATAGGTTAATACGCCTGTTCTGGCAACTGCAACACCAGTCTCTCCGAAACTAGGCATTTCTTGAAGGTTCTTCTGAATGTTAAAGACCGTAGAATTACGTTGATCTGCCGTAGCATCACCAGCAAAAGTGATATTTTTTGACAATATGCCTTCAACGTCTACTTGGAATGTATCTCCAAGCTGTAACGACCCGCCACTAATAACCATGTTTTGTACTTCATTAACAGGCGTAGGGCTTAGATCATCATCAAAGTCATAGGTTGGCACATTGGTATACGGCGCTACATCCAAGAACCAGTCGGTATCCGTTCCTAGATTAATTAATCGTTGTGTTGGAATATCTTCATGCAGCAGCAACATGACACTTTCGGTTTGAGTATCGCGCACCGTAGCAACTTGTGCAGCAGTAAAAGGTACTCGAACATCTGCAACGTATGTGCCTGGATTCTTAAATATACGAATATTGTTGTCTGTGATTGACAGCAAATAATTTCTATCAGTCTCTACACTAAAATCTATTAGCTTAGACTCAGAAGGATCTCCAGCTACCGTTGTCTGAGTGATTAAATTAAATTCAGCCAACGTAACCGTAGCAGCACCTAAGTCAGTAGCGCCAAGCCTAATTAATCTGACATATCTTTCTGCTGAATTTATTGCAATTCTAAAGTTTTGCGGATTAGTACCTATTAATGGAACCGTACCTACAGTAGTCCATGAACTTGCGTTAGGTGAATCTTGTATTACAAACTCGCTAGATGACCCAGAAGACAAACTAATTTGCCTTAAATCTACAAATACTGCTGTAGTTTTTAGTACAGGTGTGGCTGTTCTATCGTAATAAGCAACAACATATGGATTTGTTGTGCCTATCGCCACAGTTGTAGAAGTGGTAGTAGCATCATTGCCATCGTTAGCAGTTGCGCCAGTGCCGCCATTAGGCATGATTGGGTTTTGTGCTGTAAGTCTTTCTAGCTTATTAAGAACAGTATCAATATGCTGAGTGCCAGGTCTTCTTTTTACCCCGCCCTGTGGTACTAGAACTACATTCTTGGCAGTCTGCAAGCCTTGGTAATACTGATTAATGTCAGTACGACCACGCAATAATGGAGACAACTCTCCACTGACAAAGTTATTCTGTAAAAATCTTGACTTAGCCATTGCGCGTCACTTTTACAAAGAAGTCATCGGTCTGAAGTGTGCAATTTTTATCTGCTATCGCTTTAAATTGTGCAGGAGATGTTCTCGTATCTTCATCCCTTATGGGAAAAGAAGTGTATCGAGTGGCTTCAAACAGACCAGCAAATTGGAAATTTTGTGTAGTAATAAACGGCACTTTATACTGAGCGCCACCAGAGCCAAGAAACAAATCTAATTCTATTTCAGTGTTATTGCTGGTAGTTGTAGGCTGGACAATAATTCTCATTTCAACAGCATCGCCTACTGCTAACTCACTAAAATCAAACGAGCTTGTCCCAGCATTCCACAAATTAGTCACGCCCAATGGAAGATAGGCGTTAGTGGTATTTGTTCCTAGCGCATCATTGGGGATTATGGTGAACACACCCGCAGCCAAGGTCGTCGTTGTAACCTTAGAATCTTCGTAAACAGCATATCCCGCGCTAGTAAGACCGCTTCTAGCTATTGTCACAGACTTTTTACTGACAGCCGTTACCACGACCGTGTAAACAAGCGTTGTGTTTATGATATTAATTAGATCATTAACTTGTAATTTTGTAGACGCTTCGCTGAAATAATTTGCCGAAGTGACAGTCGCTTGAGAGTCATTAGTGTAATAGGTGTAGATCCTTGGCGCTGGAGAAGACCCACCAACATGAGACAGTGTTTCATTGGTGAAAGCCATTAGTACCTCACATTAACAAATGGGTTACTCGTGATGGGGGTCGTTGGGTATTGTTGTGAATCCGTGTAGCGGGCCATCCTAGAAGCATTGACGTACTCGGCAGACATTTCCATTCTGGATGCAGAGCTATCTCTGATGCTGGTGGCAAAGTCTTTAGCCAGAGCATACTCGATCATCTTGGAGAAATAAGAAGGCCAGTTTGCTTCAGGAACATTGTAAATATAGTCGCAATAAAGTGGGCCATTGTTATTGGTATACACCTTGTTGCCATAAATCTGGTAGTTGACGCTAGGGTACAACTTAATTAAGAACAATATATCAGCAGGAAGCTGGTAGATTGATTGCCATTCTTGATCGACTGGCGTATCGGTAGTCAATGCCAACTGAGCCTTAGCCCTAGCAAATCCCCAGCGATGCTTAGTCAATTCATTCTGGACTATGCTGTCGTAAAGGGCATTAGCAACTTGTTGTGCTCGTGAGTTACCGATCAATGAGTTAATGGGTGTGTCGCCTATTAAGACTAACGCAGCACTAACTAAATCAATTTTAGTTGCCATATTCCTACCTGTAAGAATGATGGGGGCCGAAGCCCCCAATCACTTAGGCATCGCCTAATGCGGTACCAGATGCACAGTCAATGCTAGTGCCACTGTTAGTTTTCACAAACGTGATTGTAACAGCAGCCGCATCGCTATCACTTACGATGATAACGTCATTAACTTGCAGCTCATTGATTGCTGGAAGGAAGTAATCCGTACCAGTAACCGTGGCGATTGAGTCAGGAGACGCATAAGCGAATACCTTTTGTGAATCACCACTCCCACCAATGCGGGACAGTTTCGTGTAATCGAAAGCCATTGTTAGTTACTCCTTAAGCAGTCTTGTCGTATTGAACTTTAACCAGACCACCCTCGTCGCGAACGACAGAGCCAGCTTTCAGCATACCGTTGCTTAACCAAGAGGTACGCTCAGGAATCCAGTTAATTTCAGTTTTCATGTCGATGCCGACAGCCAAGCCA